CCCACGGCCCGAAGGAATAAGGCTCTCAGTTCAGAGGGCCAACCTTCAGACAATTCCTCAGCTGCATCCACCATTAGGTCTTGCGGAAAATGGTCAGTTGCTGACTTGAGGTCTGCGGAGAACACAAGGTTCGTTCTCCTACCCACAGACCAGTCCAATTGCTCGGCAGGACAGCCGTGCAAAGAACTGGTCACAAATGGGTTTTCCTCAAGCTTTGTCAACAAAGCGCCATTAATTATAGAGAGAAGGTACCGGAAAGGCGCCTCCAATGGAGTCGCGATCCGGACCTTGTGCCCTCTCTCTTTTACCGCAACCTGTCGACAGGAAGGAAGCACGGACATGTCCAAGGAAAAGTAGGAAGCGGTCAACGAGAACAAACGTTCCCTCGCAACTTCCCAATCTTCCAAGGATAATTCCGAACTTCGATCATACAAGAAGAATACCGTGTCTACGCGGTATCGAGGCAGCCAGCCTTCTAACCTGGCCTTCTTGTGTGACCGTACCTTAGCTTCAAGGGGACTCAGATCTAGCACTTTCGTGACAAGATCTGAGATGAAGCTAGGTACCTTCCTTTCGAGCTCCTTAAGCTCAAGAAGAGTTAATTCTTGCCCACGGAAAGTATCAGTAATTTCCCGAACCTCTTCGGCGGCACCGCCATCGCACTTCTTTCGGAGAAAAGAAGCGGCGGAGCCGACACCACTCCAGGTCGCTTCGACGTCCGCTGAGAAACGCGCACGAAGAAACTTCCTAAAGGAGGTCCTTAAAGGTTCAGGCGTCTCAAAGGGAAACTGACATAGCTGCCAGTGCTCTTTGAGGGACTCTGATACTACATCCGCTCCAGCCTCCCGCAGGCTGCGGGAAACGCGGGAAATCTGATGTAACAATCTCCTGCGTTCGATCTTACGGCCACCGGGTATCGAAGGAACTGGGGGTAGACATCCCCATTTTCCTTCGTCTCCTGTGACTGCAATTTCGCGGCATAGGGCAAAATAAGACTTTGCCTTAGACATCCTAGAAGCGATGTCTTTGGCCTGTGAAACACAGCGTACAAGGGCCATCGCCCAACGCCGTAACTTCCAACACGTCTTATTTTCTCGAGCTTCACACACGATCTCGATGCATGCATCGAGATCGTGTGTGAAGCTCGAGAAAATAAGACGTGTTGGAAGTTACGGCGTTGGGC